ACGCACCAGGTAGGCTTAAAACTTTTATTCCTAATAATACTCTTTTTACACCTTTTCGTGCAGATATAAATAAAAAAAGATTAGAAAAAGAAATTTTTATAGATAAGATAGAGCCAAATGTTGTAACTCCTAATAACAAATTTTTACCAAATTTAAGAACTCATCAAAAAATTGTTAGAACAAAAGGTACTGATGTTGTAAACAGCGAAGATGTTGTTGGAACAATGGGTGACTGGAGCCAAGAAGAAATAAATGCCTTAAATCAAGGAGGAGGTATTGATGGAGACGGTCAGGAAGTAACTTCACAAAAAGGCTCTAATTACATTATACAAAAGGGAGACACGCTTACTAAAATAGCTAGAGATAATAACACTACTATTGAAGACATAATGAGTAAGAATCCTTTTATAACAGACCCAAATAAAATATACGCTGGAGATACTCTAACTTTACAAACAGAAACAAAAGACGGGATTCCTTCTTATCAAAGTTTTAGTAAAGAAAATCCTTTTGGAGGTATTCCAGCTGGAACAGAACAAAAGCACAAACAAGTATATTTAGACGGTCAGTTGCAAAATTGGGATGGTGATGCGTTTCAGCCTGTTATCGAAACAAAAAAAGATAAAGAAAATTTAGTTGAGAGCACTTTGAGTCAAAATAATGACAAAAATATTATGTTGGAGAATCTAAACCAAAGTGGTAATCAAGTTGTTGAGGAAATAGAATCAGGGTCTGGTAATGTTTCTGGTGCAACAAATTTTACTGGGAATATTATGAAAAAGTTTTTTGAAAATCAAAAGAAAAAACAAGAAGAAAAAGATAGTAATGAAGAGGAGAATAAAGTTTTGGTTAACAATCAAGATAACAAAGAAGAAGAAGAGGAAGAAAGAAAAGTTCCTATGGCTACACAAAAAAGTGCTGGTGTTTATGTTGACGAGCAAGGTGAAAGAATACCTCAAACTCAACTACATAAATATGAGATACAAGAAATGAAAACAGGTGGCGTTGTAAAACCTATTTTTGCTGCGGAAGGTAGCTTATTGCATCAAATGACCAGTAATCAAGGTCCTATGTTTGCAGCTGGTTATTCTTATACTAAAAAAGAAAAAGAAGAAGAAGAAGAAACAAAAGCTGAAAAGGAAAAAACAAATGATAATGATAAGAAAAAAGAAAAAAAGCCAAAAATAAGTATAAGACAAAGAATAGATGAAATGCTAAAAAGAAAGGCTAGAAAACAAAGAACAAAAGAAGAATTAAAAAAATCAGGAGAATGGAAGAATTTAAGTTTTGCTGAAAAAAGATTAACTTTAAAAAAGGCAAAAGAAGAAGGAGATTATAAAAAAGGTGCAATATATAAAAACCCAAACGTAAAATAATTTAAATAATATAAAATGAAAAAAACTTATAAACCAGAATATTTTTTAGGAGGAATAATAGGGGATAGACAAAGAAGAAAAGAGGCTAGACAAGATTTTAGAGCGGAAAAAAAGAGATTTAGAGAAGATGCTAGAGACGCTAGAAAAGAAGCTAGACGTTCTAAAAGGGCTGACATAAAAAATATTAATCAAGCAAAAAAAGATACTATAGCTGAAATAAAGGCAAATAAAGATTTAACCCCAGCAGAAAGAAGGGTGGCTATAAGAGAAGCTAGACAGGGCGCTAGAGAAGATAGAAAGGTGAGAAGAAAAGTTAAGAGAACTGAGATGAAGGGTATTAGAGCTGCTAAGAAGTTAGATAAAAGATACGCTAAATCTGACAAGCTTGAAGAAATAAGAAGGTCTGGTGGTATAAGAGGAAAGATAGCAGAGATAAGAGGAAGAAAGTTAGACAGAAGGTTAGCTGAAGGTAAGGGTAGAATAGGAAAATTGCAAAATAAAGTTTCTGACAGTTATTATGCAGAAGGGTTTGAGGACACAGGGGGATACGCAAGACAAAATGTAGCGGCAAGAGACGAATTACGTAAAGATATAATAGCAGAAAGAGCAGAAAGAAATGAAGCAGGAGAGCAGCAAAGTGATGTGGAGGACAGAAATCAATACGGAGATGTTGCTTCAGAAACTACAGAGATGAACACTGGTAATGAAAATACTGAAGGTGATGAAAATACTGAAGGTGATGAAAATACTGAAGGTGATGAAAATGAAACATTTGCTGGAGGAGGTTTTAATATAAAATATGATGAGGGTGGTATGACCATAAAACTTTTAAAGAAGATAAAGAGTAAAACTAAAAACGAGAAAAGAAAGAAGTTAATAGAGGCTAGAATTGATAAAAAAGAAAGTAAAAAAGAAGTTAAAAATCTGAAAAAAGAAGGTGTTATTACAAAAGAGCAGGCGAAGATGTACAAGGAGAACATAAAGAGCTACCATAAAAGTAAAAAAGGTGAGATAAAAAAAGAACATAGAGACAATAAACAAATAGAAAAAATGAAAAAAATGAACAAAGGGGGTAACATGACTATCCCAAATTATTTAGTAGGGGGTCAAGTTAAACTTGATAAAAACAAAGATGGTATAATATCAGGAGCTGATTTTAAAATGATGAGAAAGGGAGGGAATGGAATGAAGGTTAGAAATTATGATGAAGGAGGAATAACAAATGGTGATGATAAAAATAAAAAAGACACCACAAACACAGATTCTGATTTAAAGAATATTGATAAAAAAACCCCTTATAAAACTAATCAAAAAGATGCTGATTTTATAAACAAGTTAATTAAACAAAAAGAAGCTGGTGAAGGAACTTTTAGTATAAAAGATTTGCTTGACTCTTTACCAGAAAGTGTTAAAAAAGATTCAACAAAATTGGCGGATTTTAAAAATAAAATTATGAGTTTCAAAAAATTTTATAAAAAACCTTCGTTTACAAAGCCAGCTATATTAAAAGGTGGTGGTAAGGTTAAAAATTACGAACACGGAGGTGAGAATAAAAAAGCAGCGCAAGGTATACTTATAATGCTAAAGAAAAAAAGCGATAAGAAAAAGAAAAAGTAATAATGGAAGGTGTTATAGAAGTTAATGGTTTACAATTTAAACTTCCACCAAAACCTAAAAAAAAGGATATTCTTTTTTCTAATCTAAAGAAAAAGGAACAGAAATGGAAGAGGACCGAGGTGCCCGAAACTTTGTATGAGGAGACAGCTGCACAACACGCTTCTTTTATACAGCAAGAGTTTGACAGAAGAAAGAATGGTGTTTGGTTTATGAATAACGGTGAGCCAACTTATATAACTGGAGAACATTATTATTATTTAAACTGGTGTAAACTAGACATAGGATACCCTGAATATAGAGACAGGGATAGAAGGTTCTTTATTTTTTGGGAAATATGCAAAGAGGATAACAACTGCTTTGGAATGGTTATGGTTAAACACCGTAGAGAGGGAGCTTCTTACAAAGGTGCTGCTATGTTACTTAACGAAATAACCTCTAGATATAATTCACATGGAGGTATTATAAGTAAAACAGGTGTGGATGCTAAGGCGTTATTTACAGATAAGCTTGTATATATGTTTAGGCAACTACCTTTCTTTTTTCAACCTATTATAGACGGTAGTGATAATCCTAAAAGCACATTAAGTTTTAATGCTCCTGGACAAAAAATATCTAAAAACTTTAAAAAGATAGTAAAGTCAGAGGCTTTAAATAGTAAAATAGATTGGAGAAATACAAAAGACAACTCTTATGACTCTGTAAAGTTGGTTAGGTATTTGTGTGATGAGGGTGGTAAATGGGTAGATGCAAAC